GACCATCTTGGCCCAGGCGTCGTTCGAGGCTGCTTCAGCGTCGAGCATGAGTTGCATCTCCATGTCGGGACTGATGCCGAGGATGAACTCCTCGCGATCCAGGTCGACGTAGAGCTTCTGGAACCGGCGGCGAGCCTCCATCACCTTCCACACCGTGAGACCTTGGTTGGTGCCGAGGGCGACGAGTGGCTTAACGTAGTTAACCGGAATCACCTGAGCGACTGGGAATGCCGTGGGGGTGATGTAAGGATCCGCGCCACCGAGGGAGTCAGCAGTAGAAGCCTCGATGAACAGGTCGTCGCGAATGCGGTTCAGACCGGACAGCATGTCCTCCAGCACTGGGCCGGTAGGGAGTGCGATGGTGTCGAGCAACTTCTGGTCAACACGGTCGAACTTGATCGGCTCAGCCTCGAGCTTCTGCCAGAAGCCTGACCGGAAACCGGCTTCAAACTCGCGAGCGTTGTGAACGCCGAAACGAGTGTTGTCGATGCGCCAGTTGATCGTGTCACGCATACGCATGACATACTGCTTAGCAGTCCAATCGGAGAGGACGTTGGTTACACCGGCGAACTTAGCGTCGGTCTGTTGAACTTGAGCAGCGAAGGCGTCGTTGAACTGACGACGAGTGTGCTCCGGAATGGTGAAGGTAGGTTGAAATGACATGGTGAGAATTGGATAGAGTTGAGGTGCTTCCTTTCCCTCCGTGCCGGTAAGCCGCTGTGCGGGCCGAGTTGGATGGCTGGCTTCTGGGTAGGTCTTCACAGAGCCCAGTTACCTTGAATTGATTTAATTCGGGGGATCTTGTCCGAGGTTCGCAACTGGAATTTTCAAAAAGAAGAGCGCGACCCCAGGAGTCCCAGGATCGCGCTCAGTGCCACCACGGCTACGGACTACACGCCCTTGGCGTATGCGTCCGAAATCTTCTTCGCGACCTCTGGGTCGCCAGCCTTGTACTTCGCATGAAGCGGATGAGACTTGTCGCCCATCACCTTCTGAGCCTCGGCGACGGTCATCGATGCGCCGACCTGACCACCGTCACCTCGATGCGTTGTGTGCTCGCCGGTCATGGCGACCAGTGAGTTCACAAGCTTCAGTGCTGCCGGTCCCCAGAAGTCCTGGTGAGTCGGGTCGAATGCCTCCGCAGGGATGCCGAGTTCAGCGAGTTTCGGGTTCGTCGTCATCGCCGCCTTCACGGAGGTGACCACCTTGTCGAGTTCGCTTCCGAACGTCTTGTCGAGTTCAGCCTTCTCCTTTGCGAGCACCTGATTCATCGCCTCGCGATTGGCTTGCACCGATCCAGCGACGTGCTCGAGTTGGAACTTAGCGAGCCCCTGAGCCTGAGCCTTCGTGAGACCGAGTTCCTTCGCCTTCGTCATGAACGAGGCATTCAGGTTGTCGTCCCAGAGGACTCCCTCGGGCATCTCGTCGGGCTTAGCGATGCCGTACTCCTCGGGCTTCTCAGGAACGCCGAGAGCGGCGTAAAAGGCTTGGAGTTCTTCAGCCGTCGCTCCTTCGCCAGGAACCTTCACCATGCCCTCAGTCTTCGACCTCGCAGCCGTCATGTTGGACTTGATGAACTCCGACAACGGCTTCGGCGCAGTGTCGAGCCACGACGCAGGGTCGGCTAGCCTCTCACTCCCGTCGTCACCCTTGGAGATGATCGACTCATGCCAAGCAGGAGTTGGACTGCCGCCTCCTCCGCCACCACCACCCTCGGGCTCACCCTCGAGCAGCCCGCGCATGTTCCAGAGGAGCAGCATTACTCGCCTCCTTTCTTCCAGCCTGGGGTCTTGGTCCCCAGACGTGGATCCTGACCGACAGGCACGTTGTATTGCGACACCGGACCCCCGACGACTTTGGCCGGTGGAGTGACTAATGCGGTGGGAGGATCGGTGTCGGGAATGTTCGCCTCCTCGTCGTCGGTCGCCTCGGTGGTGCCGAGGTCAAACTTCAGGCCGGAATCGCCAACGGCTTTGCGGATCGCTCCCTTGTCCTGGTTGCTGATCTTGCCGCCAGGAATCTTAGCGATGCCGTCGGTGATGGTGCCGATCTCTTCCTCGTCCTTGAGGATCGTGTTGTTTTTGATTTTGATCATGTTGCTGTTTTTGCTTTGGGTTTCGCTTCATCCGGAAGCGTCGGTTGTTGGGATCCGTAACGCCACAAGAGCGCGACGACTTCACAGTTGCCATGCTGGTGGGGTGTCATGCCCTCCAGGTGAGAAAGGGGATGACGCACAGAGCACAGGAGAGTGAGAAGCTTGCGACCGGACACCGTGTCGAAGGTGTCGTTGCAAAGCTTTGCCAGTTGCTGCGGTGTCAGTTTAGACGTCGCCAGGATGTCTTGTTCGAGGGTCATGCTTGGCCTAGTGCGGCTTCGACGAGTTTGGGATTCTTACTCGCCTCCATCATCATCATCTGTTGCTCTTGAGCCTGCTGAGCCTTGGCCCGAGCCTCGCGCATCGATGCGACTTCTTCGACCGGCTTCAGGTAGTCGACCGGCAGGCCGTCGGACTTGCTCAGGTCTCGGAAGGCTGCGTCCTCGTTGAGGTTGTCGAACACTTCCGGCCTGAGTGTGGCGAGAGGCGTGAAGAGTTCGAGCATGTTGGCAAACGCCGTCTTCTTCAGACCCTGCAACGCCAGAGCCATGCGTGAAGTGTGGACGGTTCGAGGGAAGAGCATGACGGTGTTGCCGCCTGGGCTTTGAACCATCGCCTCGGGAGGTGCCGGTGGGAACAGTCCCTGCCGATAGAGGAGCATGAAGACACGCTCGAGCATGGGGTTGATCTTCTCACTGGTGACCGACGTGAAGGCTGGACTGAACCGTGCAAGCTTCTCCGCCTCGCGGGCGACGACCTCGCGAGCAGTGATCTGACGCTCGATCATGTTGAACTGCTCGAAGAGTGACCGGTGGAAGATCTCGCCGATTGCCTTCTCCTTCCGCTCGATGATTGCGATGCCGACGTCGAAGCGACCACCGGTCATCCATTCGCGAACACGCTCATTGCCGCCGATAGGCTCGATGGTGATGCCACCGGCGCGAAGGTCTGGGATGGACTCCATGCCTTCAGGGATGACGACTCGAGGATTGACGGTCGTCTCGGCCAGAGTCGCCATGAGCATCTCGAGGTAGTTCACGCCACGGATCTCGGCGAGCGCGAGCATTGCCGGTGACACGCCATAGGCCGAGTGCTCGGACCATTTGAAGTAGCGACCGGCGAACCCTGGCAACTCCTCGAAGCCGCCCTCGCTCACCTTCATTTTAGTGTTGAGGTGGACATAGCAGGATGCCCACGGCATGCCCATCGGACCACCGGCTGGGTTGCGGTCCTTCTCGTCCCTCGGGTAGACCGTGTGGAGGTAGCGTGACTTCTCGTTGAGCTTATTGGCGACGAGTTGATTGATGACGTCTGGTGGCAACCGGTCGCGACCGAACTTCTGCTCAGCCTGCTCAGCCGTGAGGTCGAACTCTTGGAAGATCCGGTGGACGTAGCCTTCGTCGTCCTCGGCGATGGTGAAGGATCCGACGTCGAGTGTGCGGAAGTGCAGTGGGTGACGCTTACCCTGCGCCAACCACATGCAGTCGGTGCCGAACGTGCTGCGGTCGGCGAAGGCTTCGTGGATACGGTTGTAGAAGTTCGATGAAGCGAGGTAGGAGAGCGCGATCTCAGTGCATTGACCGAGCCAGTCCTCGACGGCTGGCACGTCCTGAAGCATTGGCACCGGTTTCCAGGTGAACCAGTTCTGATCGCTCGGCGTGATCCACGACACGCAGTTCGACGAGAGGGTCTCGTTGGCGAGGATGGCAGTCGTGTTGAGCAGTCTCTGGTCCGTCGTGAAGTGCTCGGTCGTCGATGGTTGATGGTTGCGGGAGACGATGGAACTGACTCGGCGAGTGAGGCACATGCGACCGCACTCGTCCCACAGCGACACCATGCCCGATGCGTCGTTCTTCATCTGCTCGTTGAGCTTAACCAAATCTTCGGGAGATGTCCTCACGCCGCATAACCCCCCATCTTCGTCGCGCCACCGAGGGCGGGAGTGGTTCGAGGTTGTGCTCCCGCCATGACGGTCTTCGCGTAGCCGAACCGGCGACCGGCCTTCATTCGTTCTTCGACGCCAGCCTGGAAGACGTCTGGACTCGCCGAGTTAGGAGGAGAGGCTGGGACCACCTTCGGAACCTCGAATGATCCAGCCATCTCGGCTTGCTTCTTCATGAACTCCATTTGAGTCCTGAACTGCTGCTCAGACATTTTTCGTGCCTTAGCTTGTTCACGGATTGCGGCTGAATTGTCTGGTGATCGCATGGCTTAGGGTCTCCCACTTGACCAACCGAGGGTGACCTCGCCTCGCGAATGCAAGCCATTTCTTCGGGTGGGGTAGCCACCGAGCCGCCTCGCCCAGGTCTCCCGACAGAGCCCAAATGAACCAGCAGTCGCCGTCTGGATCTGTCCTGGTGATGTTGCTCATCTCCTCGGCTTTCCAATGACTCCAGACCGGCCTTGCCATCGCAAATGCCCTCGGCGTTGAAACGACGTAGCCGTGCTGGAAGTGAAGCCAGAGGTCAGGCACGAACTGGTCACCGTAACCTCGCCCATCGAACTTCTCGGTGATGCGGTCGAACGGACTCATCCCCTCATGCCCATGATGGCTTGCAGTCTCTTTTTCGGCTCGGTCGACGACACGCTCGCCGGTGAGTCATTGGTGACCGGCCTGATCATGCCGAGCGAGTCAGCCTCCGCCCAGGTCCGCAGTGCGTCAGCCGTGTGGTCGCAGACACCGTCCTTCACTGCAATGCTCTTCATCACGTTCGTGGACGCTGTGATGACCTTCCGGTAGTTCTCGAGCCTCCCGACACCGGACGGCAACTTCGAGCCGTCAGGGAGCGCGATCTCGACGTCGGTGCGTGAGTGGAACCAAAGCTTCATCAAACGCTTCCTGACCTCATTGACACCGACCCAGACGTCAGGTGTTACAGGCACGATCCGGATCAACCTCTTCGGGATGCCAGCCTCGATGAGTTGAGCGACATAGGTCTTGCCAGATCCCTTGTCGGTCGCGTTAGCGTCGTGCGGCAGGTAGTGACCAACGAGAGGTCCATGCATCCTCTCCCAGGCCCGCATGACCTCGGCGACCGAGTGAGCACCGGCACCCTCACCGGCAGACCAGTCGACGACGTTCCAGTCCTTGCCGCATGGCTGAATCAACCAACCTGCGACGTTGTCGGATGCGCCCAGATCCCAAAACGTGTAAAGCGGCTGACCCTTCTCGAGTTCAAACTCGCACACTCTCCCCTTCTCCCGCAGGGTCGCCATCTCGCTGTAGATCTGACCGGCGACGACGGCACGGTCGACCTCGTCGATAGTGCTCGGGAACTGCTGCCACATTTCCTCACCCTGCTCCTGACGCTTCGCCTCCCACCATGCCATGCGTTCGTCGG